GAGACACAAACATATTTGGTCATGGTGCTTCGTTTGCATCTGTCCGGCAGGTCGTTGAGTATAAGAACAATGCGATCCCTCAGGCAGATATCCCCACAGAATATCTGGACTACAGATTCACTCCGCTTGGTCTAACAGAAGAAGAAATTGACATTCTGGTTGATTTTTTAGAAAATAGTCTATACGATACTGAGTTGAATAGATATTCTCCCGAGTATGCTCAAGAAATCGCGGAAATGTATTGAAGAAACCGACAATCATAATTGATGAATTTCTCGATGATAATGATTGTAATGAACTCGTGCGTTTATTCAATGATAATCGTATTCTTGTCGAACCCAATACGGCAAACAAGCGGAATCGGTTTTTAAATATAGGAGAAAATAAACCAATAGACCATAACATCGTAAAAAAAGTTTGGTCTAAGTTAAACAGCACTTCTTTATATACTGTCCATTGGGCTCAAATATATGAGTGGTCTGCTGAGTCTTCTATGAAAATGCATAAAGATTTAGCAAGCAAACACACGGCTTATACTTCAGTTTTGTATCTCAACGATAATTTCACCGGAGGGAAAACATATTTTGAAGATGGAACTACTTTCATTCCTAAGAAAGGAAAGGTTTTGTTTTATGATGGCGTTGAGAATACGCATGGAGTGACTGAAGTGAAAAACGGCACCAGATATACCCTAGCAGCGTGGTTCAAGAATAACCCTTTTATGCGCTAAAAAGCGTCGATTGCTTACTCTTTTTAGCGCATAAAAGAGTAAGCAAATCAACAACTTACACATGGTTTACTTTCATGCTGCAGTGCGGTATAATTGATGTAAGGAAAAGGAGTTGAAATGAAAAAAGTTGAAACGATTCTGGTTGAACATATCAAGTTTGTTATCAATGAGAAAATCAGTTTAGTAGAATTGTCTTCTAAAGATGATTATGATGAAGGTTATCTTGATGCCTTGGACTTTGTTCTCAATCTAATAGATCAAGAAGAGGAGATAATATAATGGTCCCGTGGTATGAAAGAGGTGACATTGGCGAGTATTTGATTGACGTAAGTGCGTCAATTCAGGACGGTCAGATCGATGATGCTATTTGTGCTTGTATCAGGGTTGGTATGAGTGATGAAGAAATTGATGAGTTTTTGGACTCGAACGGAGTTGTACAATGAGAGATTTCCTGCGCTGCCTCGTAATTTTTAGCGCATTGCCTTTTCTTATTTGCCTGATTGCCGTCTCTCTAGTATGGTTAATTGTTTAAAAAACAATAACTTGCGTGGGGTTTCTATTTCTCTAGAAATCCAGTATAATAAACATGTAACCGAATAAAAGGTTACACCCCCTTAATAATACGGAGAAAACGTATGAACGTACCAAAAATCACTATCGAATATTCAGTTATTCCTGTCCAGAAAATTGTAGACATGGTTATAACTAAAGTCTTAAACCCAAACCCAATCGGTCAGCGCGGTCCGACATCCTCAGGGTTTAAGAAATCTGCTAAAATCATGGAAACTGTTGTGACCGGTCAGGGTTTTGGTATGATCTCTATCAGAGATATCAGAGACAATCCTGTAGCGAAAGCAATATACGGTTGCGACTTCCTCGTAATTGATGGCGGGCACCGTTGTCGTGCTTTGCGTGATTTCTATATGGGGAAATTCGCAGTACTAGGCAAGACCTTCTCAATGCATGAAGATCTAGATCTAAACACTATCATGGTCCCTGTTGCCTATTACAAATGCACCTCTGCCCAAGCAGCAACAGTATTCAAATCAATTAACACAACCACTCCTACTAATTTCATGGAAATGGTTATGTCTAATGAAGAATCTAAGGCGGCAGAAATTATTCGGCGTTTCGTAACCTTGGTTCCTGAATATGGAAACGATGTTCACCCTTTGTTTGCGACTGGTGTCAAACCAAACGGCACCGTGTTCAACATGCATTTTGATGGTGACTTACCCAACCCTCGCGCCAAATGGTATGAGTGGGTGGCGATTTCAATCATCAAAAGTATTAGTGGCAGGGTAGATGCTGGCCAGTCTGCTATCGAGCAGTTGGTTGAGGGTGAACCAGAGATCTCTGATAAAATAATCAAAGGCGTCAACAAATTCTTTGATGTTTGCCTTGGATTACGTGAATACAGAGGCAAGAAATTCAATGCTGACATATTTTCGGCGTTCTTGATCTATTACTTTGATATTCTCGCCGACTATGACTTCACGATTGACGACCAACACGAATTCTATTCTTCGTTCATGACAGCACATTCTCTGCTAGGTGGTAAGAATGACAGAACTTACGAAACGGAGACGCTAAAGTTTGAAGGTCAACACCATTACGTCAAAGCATTCTACCGTAGTAATCTCAAGAACTGGGCAAACGCTGCCGCTCAGTCTGAAGTTGCCAAATTGATCAAATCAGAATCTGATCGTAAAGGAATCACTCCTCTTGCGAAGAAACGATCGCTCACCTCTGCGGAGCGTGAAGAGAAACTAGCAATCGCCGGTGGTGTGTGTGCTATTGATGGTCTCCCTCTTTTGCTTACCGATTCAGTATATGCTCATGACACCCCTTGGTCTAAAGGTGGTGTTACTTCTTTTGATGAAGGTGCTATGGTTCGTAGATGCCATAACGTAGATATGGGTCTTATGACATTAGATCAGTATCGTTATCTCCTTAAAGGGATGTCTGATGCAAAAGTTGCTTAATCGCAAAAACTGGAACTCCTTGTCTCAGGTCGAGGAGTTTATCAGGAATAATGAACCGAAAGTTAAGATAATTTCGTTTAATGGGTATGAATTGGTGACGAATAAAGGTATAATTGGTATGAGTCACGGTGAAATAACCATTAGGAAAAACAAATGAATTATAAATTTAACGAAGACAAACTTATTCAGGAGTTACTGGATTATGTTGATAGAACGTATGATCAGCACTATGCGACTGACAAGTATCAAGCCACGGATATTATTATTGACAGTGGGCATGGTACTGGCTTTTGCTTGGGCAATGTAATTAAGTATGCGAAACGGTATGGTCGCAAAGGTAATGCTAAGGAAGCACGAAAAGATCTCATGAAGATCCTGCATTATGCGGTCATTCAGTTGTACATTCACGACGAAGAGAACAAGACCAAGTTTGTGTCTGATGTTCATGAACAAGGTTATCCTGAATATAACGGGCAAATAGCAGCCGGACATCATAGGTTGAACGATGTGTCGCCCGACGAATGGGATAGAGTGAATCGCGTAAAAGGAGCACCTCTCTGTGGGTGAAGTGATTGATTTCTGCGCATACAAACAGTTTCGTGAAGATATTGCAAAAGAAATGGAAGAAGTTATGATAGAGGAAGATGTTTTTGAATGGTTGTTGAATTCCGAAGACTATTCGCCCAGCAACTTTACTTTTACGCTAACAACAGATGATGATATATGAAATCTTTGAAACGACTGAAAACACCATTGCGATATCCTGGCGGCAAATCTAGAGCGACTAAGTTTTTGTTCGAACATTTACCGGAAAACATAACATCCTACCGAGAACCGTTTGTAGGTGGTGGGTCAGTTGCCATTGAATTCGCTAAAAGATTTCCTGATGTGCCTGTGTGGGTGAACGATGTGTATTACAATTTGTTTTGTTTCTGGACTCAGCTGCAGAAAAACAACACCGCACTGTTCAATTCAATCATGGACAGGAAACTGAAAGCAGAATCTTTTGAAGACTCAACCCAAGCGCACCGCGAATTGTTTCTAGAGTGCCGCGATAGACTAAACAATGGCGGGATCGATCCATTTCAGCGTGCTATCTGTTTTTTCATTGCTAACAAATGCAGTTTCTCTGGGTTGGGAGAGAGCAGCGGTTTCTCTGCGTCAGCAAGCAAATCAAATTTTTCAGTCAACAACATAACCAATCTAGTTGATTATCTGCCGCTGATCAAAAACTGGACGATCACCAATCTGGATTACACTGAGTTGTTGTCTGACTGTAAAGAAGGAGATTTTGTATTCGCAGACCCGCCCTATGATATCAAATCTTTTCTTTATGGTAAAAAAGGCAAACATCACCATGGCTTTGGCCACTATGATTTCTTTGCAGAAATGTCTAAGTGTGATGGAAATGTAATGATCACCTACAACTCTAATGCAGTGCTGCGCGATTTGTATCACGGTTGGAATCAAACGGAATGGGACTTGACGTACACAATGCACTCTGGCAAGGCATACCGTGAGGATGAAGGCAATCGCAAGGAATTGTTAGTTACCAATTATGCTACATAAACAAGCACTAAAAGAATCTTTGAGTGATACTGTTTTAGGGACTATGGTTAATTTCCCATTGAATTACGTTCTAATTGCTTTTTGTCTTTCGGTAGAGATGGAAGCGTTGGAGATGACTATTTTCATGACATCTATTTTGTTTATCTTAGCAGTTGGCAGGAAATATTATATGCGGTTGTACTTTGCAAAGAAAAACAAAGAGAATTATTCTGACCAAACATAAGTGCTTAATTGTTCAGCGCCAAACAAGGCATAATCAAGGGCGAAGATTGCCCCGTTGAAATTACGATAAAGATAATATCTTTTACCAACAATGGGTTTGTATTTCTTAAGAATTAGAGTACGCAACTTGGACTATCCGAGATTAAGACGATAGTATATATAAAACATTAAAAATGAAGATAAAAGAAAAACAACATAATATAATTTCAATTAGTGCTCGCACATACGACCTAACTGGAAATATAGACAACCGTGTTTTAGAAAAACACGTGCTCGCAAATGAACATAAAAAATTAAGTAAAAGTCTTGCCAGTACCAGTTACGAAGACAGCGAGTTACCGATGATTCCCGAGTTGAAAAAACTCTTTAAAATTATCGACTCTACAGTTACCAATATAGATTCAAGAATTGAAAAATATATGGATAAGCAAGACGGAGCTGCGGGATCTATGCCTCGCGGTGGTTGGTGGGGACATGTATGTGACCCTAAAACATCTACTATGTTACACAATCATCGCGGAGAAAATTCGACCTCGGTGATTAGTTGGTGTTATTATGTAAAGACAGAAAAAAATAGCGGAGACCTCGTGTTTGCGATAAACATGCCTCATTCTGTTCAAGATTTTTATGTTGAAATCGAACCCAAAGAGAGCGGGTTGATAGTATTTCCTGGTTGGATGTCACATTTTACCAAACAGAATCATTCTAATGCAAAAAGAATATCTATCGCAGGAAATTATTATTTAGATTCATACGATATTAAATTTTTAAAAGAGAATACAGCAAACGAAAAAACAAGGGGTTTTCTCGGTTCGTCGGCTGCTAATATTCCTGCGATGAAAATAAACTTTTAACAAGGAGCACCTGATGCGACAAACTGAGTTATTTCCCAAAAGGGACACCACCAAACCCCCATACAATGGACAGTTTTTCTGCCCGATTAGACAGACGTTTAATACATGGGAAAAACATATCAATTTTTATAAGGTAAAGCGACTATGAAAAAGGGTGATAAACTACCTGACGTGACTTTCAAGACACGAGTTCTTGGTGAGTGGGAAGATAAAACTACGGCAGATTACTTTGCGAACAAGCGAGTTATTCTGTTCAGTCTGCCTGGTGCTTTTACACCTACGTGTTCAACCCAACAACTGCCAAACTATGAGAAGATGTTTCCAGAGTTTCAGGAGTTGGGTATTGATGCAATCTATTGTATGTCGGTGAATGATGCGTTTGTAATGAATGCTTGGGCAGACAATCAAGAGTTGCGAAATGTACAAGTCATTCCTGATGGCAGTGGCAAGTTCACAAAAGAAGTTGGCATGTTGGTAACCAAAGATAATCTTGGTTTCGGTTCTCGTTCATGGCGGTATTCTGTTGTGGTTGATAATGGTGTGGTCGAAGCATGGTTCGGAGAAGCAAGTCAACGCAACGAAGCAGACGATGATCCCTATGAAATCTCATCACCCGAGAATGTCATTCAGTATTGTCGTAACCGAGAGGTGGAAGCAGCATGAACGACACTTGGAATGGTGAGTCACGAGGCATTACAGATGTAATGATCGCACGTATTGAAACGTGGCATCGTGATCGTAATTTGATTGAAGGAAGCACTGACAAAGACCAGTGTTTGAAATTGATTCAAGAGGTCGGTGAATTGTCTGACAACATCTGTAAGGGCAAAGATCTGAAAGATGACATCGGTGATATCATGGTGGTGTTGATCAACATCATGGAGCGAAACGATTGGCATATTACAGATTGCCTTGAAGCAGCATGGTCTGATATCAAAGATCGCAAGGGTAAAATGGTTGATGGTATTTTTGTGAAGGAAGCAGATTATGAGTAAAGATGTGAAAGAATTATTAGCAGCAGCAAAGGAAGGATTAATCACAGTTGTTTTTGACAAGATCAACGATGGTGGTCGAAGAGTCATGGAGTGCACGCTCAATTCTGAGATATCTAATCACAATGTACCTGAAATTATAGAGCAGAGAGATGATAACGATCATCTCGTTGTTTGGTGCACGGACAAAGAAGGATGGAGATCTTTCAGGGTTGACACTCTGATTCGCTGGTGGAAAGGCGGTTTGGATGCAGTTGTGCCGCAATCAGAATCATTGAGGTCGCCCGATCGTAAATAAGTAAATTTTAATGGAGAAACAGATACAATGAAATCAGCAGGAAAGGTCTGGGGTAAGACTCAGCAAATCGAGGCAAACGGTTCTCTAGAATTTCACCGCATTGAGTTTAAGGCAAATTTTCAGTGTTCAGAGCATTATCATACTACTAAATCTAATGGATTTTTCGTAGAGTCTGGTAAGTTAATGATTCGCACCTGGCCGGAGAATTCAGATATTGTAGATACCACAGTTCTAAACGCAGGTGAATACATGGCAGTACCAGCTGGTGTATGGCATCAGTTTGTAGGACTCACAGACGGTGTTGCGTTTGAACTATACTGGTCAGAGTTTGATCATAATGATATCGTAAGACGTTCACAGGGTGCACGTGTTCCATCATCCTCACCCGAAGAAGCAGTAGGCGAACAACAGGATCTTAACTGGGATGGAAATTGATGTGATAAGGCAATCAAGCATCTACTAGAAATTGGTATCTTTCGGGGCGAAATACTTAAAGCTCGGTTTTAGTATCTTCCGAATTTTTCAATACACGCTGTAGATGTGTGTGAGCGTGAAGAACTTCATGGGAAGATATTGTACGAAGTGGATTGGTGCGTGATTACATTATGACCAAAGAGTGGATGGGACTATGACATATGATGAGAGTCTAATTACTAGCGAAGTTTGTGTTCGATGTGCAAATTGTTGCAAACTTACAATTGGTCAGCCTGACCCTCGACCTGACAAGATGATCGAGTGGGAGAATGTAATCGCTCGACAAACAGACAACATCGAGATACTACCCGATGCACGAGTTCGCTTCCATTGCCCTGAGTTGGTCATCGATGGCGAGTTTAAGAAGTGCGGTATATACAAAGACAGACCTCGTATCTGTTCGCAGTACAACTGTTTTGAAATGGCGAACATCATGGGTTCACCACCAGAAAATTACGAGATGATTATGGGAATCATCAACAAACTAAAGGAGCCCTCGCGATAGTATACTCCAGCGTTGCATGGACCTCAGAACGAACACATGGAGCTCAGGTGCTACCTGCAGTGACTACTATACGGATTGACCATTATGCTCAAACAATTAAAACCTTTGAAGAATCAATGACTTACGAGGGGTTGCTCATCAAGAACACATAGGTTATAATAGATGTTCCCCCACTGTTGAGTATATAAAAATGTTTAGACTGACTCCTTTGAATGAACGTATTGAACGGTTCTTAATCGCGTACCCGTTCGCTAAGAAAATTCCTTTACACCCTAATGATTATTGGACGTTAAGGTTTGAGGGTCGATTAAAGTCTTTTCCCCTGCCCGTTACTTGCCTCGGTATGTTTACGAATCCTGATGAAGTTGACGCAGCTGATGAAGCAATAGGTAAGGAAAACAGTGAAGAATTAAAACCAGTTGTTTGGGACGTTGTATGATAAAGGGTGAAGTTAACTTGACTCTTCCTGAGAAAAAAGATCCTAAGAGGCATCTCTCCTATGAAGGAAGGTATAGGTTGGAAACCACTGTGTGGGATAAGTGTAACTATGATCAGAAGAACCATGTGTACATCACCTCTGGTTCTACCCTCATAGGGTATGTGGCACTCTATGGTCCTGATGCATATAAGGAAGTAAGGTTTGGAACACCATTAAGGCAATGGAGTGTGAGTAGAAGAAAGTTTCGTGACCTCACTAAGAAAGAGATTGCATCACTGCAGTTAGGGAAACACCTACATAGTATGGAGAACGGTGTTATGGGGTGAATGAGGTGATTCGTTTCTTATAGTATACGAAGAGCCTTTAAAGAAACGAATAGGGACCCGAAAGCTTATAAAGATAGGAGTCCCGTGGAAAGTACCTCGGGTTCCCCAGCGGTAGTCATCATATATGCACCGTGGAATTTTTTTCATCAAGTTGTATATAAAAAAATTTTACAGTAAAAAAAATGTACAGAATAGAAAAAATTATATCGAGTCAAGAAGTATTGCAGTTGATTGAGTTAAACGCTCTTCTTGAAGTGCCATCAGATTACCAAGAAAAATATTATAATGTGTATAACGTAATGAGAACATACATTCTTGGAGAGCATCTAAATCATCCAAGCATACAGAAAATAAATTCATTCATAGATATTAAATGTCGAGATGCTTATTTTCTAACTTACAGTAAAAACTCATGGACAAATTTACACCGAGACCGCGTTGCAAACGATGGAACGACTGCCTGTACTGTAGTTACCATGTTAGATTGCACAGGTCTTAAGGGAGGAGAAGCATTAATGGGATCTTCAATAAACAGTAATCGCTTTTATGAAAATACAAATAATCACGAAAGAATCAAAGTCGAAAACCTTGCTAGTGGAGAAAGTATTGTTTACGACAAAGATCAAAGGCATGGCGTGGGAAATGTATTTGCGGGAAAACGCCAAGTTCTTGTTCAATGGTTCGAATAATATGTACTCTGTAGAAAATATACTATCTCTAAGTGATATTAATAAACTCTTAGAGGTGAGTTCGCTGCTAACCCCAGAATACAAAGAGAACTATTACAACCTGCATAATGTTTACTATTCACATGTTTTTTCAAAATATCATTATCTTTCTCCGTTTGAAAAACTGAATGCAGCAGTCGCCGAAAGAAAAATTCGTAACCATTATATCCTAACCTATCAAGAAGGTTCTTACACTCGCATTCATCAGGATCATGATGTCGCGGCAAAAACCGTTGTGACTCTGCTTCATGCTACGGATGATTTGATGGGAGGAGAATGCATCTTCTATGGAAAAAATAACTGTCCCGTCATTCATAACATGTCGGTCGGGGAAAGCGTGATCTATGACCAGTCTGTTTTTCACGGCGTGGGCCTCGTAAAAACAGGATGTAGAACAGTTTTAGTGAGTTGGTATTATTAATCATAAATGAAAAGAGGTGTCCTATGGTAAATGAGTTGTATGTTTCATGATTTGTGCTAGCATATTTTTTGGTCACGACTCATCCATGTCTGTCATGGTGAATGGTGAATTTGTATGCCTGATAGAATTTGAAAAAATAAATGGTATCAAACACTACGAACCTTCGGCAAGTAGATCAAAGGGCAGGAAAATCTGGCGCGACACCTTGCTCGCAACATTAGAAGTCCTGAAACGAGATTACGGCATCAAAAATTCTTTTGATCTGTTATTGCATAAAGGGTTTTGTCCAACCGACCCAGGAAGTGGTTTACTAGAAATTGTTCAGGACGTGCTGAATGTAAAACAAAATAGTTCCATGGATCAGGTTCAACATCACAGACTTCATTGTAACAGTTCCTATGTTCAATCCGGAATGAACCGAGCAATCGTATTGTCATATGATGCTGGCGGAGATGATTGGCGTTCTTCTATTTGCAAGTTTAATGACCAAGGAATAGTTGAATCTGAAATAGAATACTTCGATCTTATGATTGGATGGTTGTTTTCCATCATGCCAGGAGAACTGGGTTTTAAACATACTATGCTGGGATATAAACCCGATAACGAGAATATGTATCGAACAGAAAGAATGGACCTCGCCGGAAAAATTATGGGTCTGAGCGCCTATGGTTCCTATGGAGATTGGACCGAAACCGAACAAATGATGTCTTGGTTTATGAATGAAGATTCTACGAGTCAACTGAACAAAGACTCGATTGTCAAAAGATGGGGTATGATAGAATCAGCAGATGACGAAATTAAAATTGCTTGGCGGATGCAAAAAATATGTGAGAGCACATTGTTAAAAGTCTTTGAAACTAAAATTCTTCCAGACCTGGATTCCTATGACAACAACTGTATTATCACTGGCGGATGTGCTATGAACGTTCTCGCTAATACTCTGCTTCGTGAAAAATATCCGGAAGTAAATTTCTTTGTTGCTTCCAACCCTAGCGATGCCGGATTATCTTTAGGAATGTTAGCGGAGTATCGCCCAGAACTAAGGTTGACGAATGGACATACATCAAAAACTCGCCTCCTAGATTTGAATGATGTGCCAGCGGTGTTGAAGTCTCGAGGATCCGAAATAAATCTGACTGAATTCAACGATATGATATCAGAAGGACAGGTCGTAGGATTCATTCACGGTGGTCTTGAAATAGGCGCGAGGTCTCTTTGTAAAAGATCCATTATCGCCAGTGCTTCTTTCCCAGGAATAAAAGACAAAATCAATGCCACAGTAAAACATCGAGAATGGTTCCGTCCCTTTGCTCCAGTCGTTCAAGAAAAAGATGTGTCTTTATACTTTGAGGGCAGAACCGAGAATAATGAACACATGGCGTATGCGATGACAACGAAGGAAGAATGGCGGGATTCTTTGTCATCTATTAATCATGTCGACAACACAGCACGTGTACAGGCATTATCGCGGTCTGATTCTCCTTGGATCTACGACCTTCTGGAATTACAAACCCCAAGGTGCCTACTGAACACCTCGTTCAACATCAGCGGTAAACCTATCCTGAACACCATTGAGGATGCTCTGTGGGTGCTGGACAATCGCGGACTCGATGCTGTTATTATTTCACATGACAACAAACTCTGGAAAATCCTTTAAAATCAATCACTTAGGTATGGTTTTATTTCAGCAAATTCAGGGTATAATATACTCATGAACGAAAAGAGGTGTCCTATGGTAAATGAGTTGTATGTTGTTGAAGTCGCTACTGGTACAATCCAGTTTGTTATTGAGCGTAACAAAACCAATTCTGATCTTGATGCGCTCGCTTGGTCTAATCTTGCTGACGGAACGTGGACGTTCTATACCCCAGAAGATTTCTATTCGGAGGTGGCGTAATGGATAGAGTTAAATTGAATCATGAAGTGGGGTCTGTATACATTCCTCAAGATCGTCGGAAGCGTGCTGAAGATCCTAGGTGGTCTGAGCAAAATTTTGATGAGACGTTCATGCAAGGCGTCGTTGGTTCTTTTATCGGTTCAATGGTTATCTTCGGCACATTGTTTGCCATCTTGGCGTTTCTTTAATAGGGAGAACTTGTAATGATTAACTATAAAGCATTTGATGTTGCTGTACTCAATGAAACTATCGGTTGGAAATCTGCTGCTGGATATCTTGAAGGTACGATCAAGCGTATTGACACTCGCAAGAACACTGCTTGTAAGAAGACTCTCAGTGATTGGGTCTTGGTTGATGTTCTTCCTTACTTTGCACGATTTGAAGGTGAGACTGCTTACCTCAACGCAAACTTCCTGATGGAAGGCGGCAAGGTCCGAAAACTTGCTCCTGACCCAGAGAGCGCATACGGCATGTATGTTTCTAAGAGACGATCCTTCGGCGATGCTGTTATGTCAGAACGAGAGTTTGAGCGGTTAGCATTGACAATTGAATCAAAATTATGTGCAATTTAGAATCTTATTTTGAGTTCCTAGACGCGACGCGAGAAAGCGGAAGCATCAACATGTTTGGTGCACCCAAACTTCTGGAAACAACCTTCGGGTTGAGCAAGAACGAATCCAGAGAAATATTCAAGGCGTGGACCGAAACGTTTCAAAAATCCTTTTAAATCAATTAGTTAGCAATGGTTTTATTTCATAAAGAAATACAGTATAATATTGTTATAAACGAAAAAAAGGAACTGACATGAACCAAAGAATGAAAAAGGCTCTTGAAATTATCGCAAAACATGACGTGATTCCTCACGCGATTGATTTTGTTTCGATCGACGACGGTCAAATCTGTTTGTACGCTAATGATTGTCTTCAGGGTAAAAGCGCTGATGCTCATGAACTTGCTGACATTATCCAGCGTCATGATACGTTGTTCGGTGCTGCTTGGCAAATTATGGCGTCTTCACTTTTTATCGAAGCAACTTGCGGTTGTGATGATTCTGCTCAGGAAGCTGGGTTTATGACTGGCAAAGAAGTCGCTGATATCTGGGATGATGTTTGTTCTTACGTTTAAAATTTAATATTATGAAAGGAGTGGTAAAATGAGTCACGAAGTAGAAACAATGGCGTATGCGGGTCAGGTTCCATGGCATGGTCTGGGCGTTGAAGTCCCTGGTGATCTCTCGCCGAAACAAATGATGCAGAAAGCAGACCTCGATTGGCGAGTCGAATCCGTGCCAACAACTGCCTTTTTCGGTGAAGAAATTATCTCAACAGGCGCCAACTGCCTACTGCGAGAGTCCGACCACAAGGTTCTTTCGCCAATGATTGGTTCTGATTGGGAACCTGTACAGAACAGCGAAGCATTCGACTTCTTCAATGAATTCTGTGCTGCTGGTGACATGGAAATGCACACCGCTGGTTCTTTGATGGGTGGTAAAATGGTTTGGGTTCTTGCAAAGATCAAGGAATCTTTTGATGTGCTCGGTAAAGATCAGGTCGACAACTATATGTTGTTCTCTAATCCGCATCAGTATGGTAAGTCAGTGAACGTTCGTATGACTCCGATTCGTGTGGTTTGTAACAACACTCTAACCATGTCACTTTCTGGGAAATCAAAGAACGAGGTGAAACTGAACCACCGCAGAGCATTCGAACCTGAAATGGTTAAATCTCAAATGGGTCTTGCTCATGATAAATTCGAGCAGTACAAAGAGTTCGCTAATTTCTTGGCATCCAAAAAGGCATCTCAGTCTAATGTCATTCAATTCTTGAACACGGTCTTTCCGCATGCTGGTGGTAAGTCGCGTGAAATCAAGAAGTATGAAGAGTTGAGCAATAATGCCAAGCAGACGTTTGACGTTCTTGAAACTCAACCAGGAGCGGACCTCGCCCCAGGAACTTGGTGGAATGCGATCAACGCTGTCACCTTTATGACTGACCACAAACTAGGTCGCACTGCTGATTCTCGTCTGACCAGCGCTTGGTATGGTTACAACGCTGGGCGTAAATTGCTCGCCGTTAATACAGCAATTGATTATGCGGAGGCAGCGTAATGTTCAAGACCCATAAAGAAATCCCTAACAAGTATCGCCGTGTTATTATTGACGAGACCCTAACAACAAGGGTCTCTAAAATCCCCTTGGCGACATGTAACGAGATCATTCAGAAACATATCGAGGAAGAAACTGAGAACGAATCTCTCAAAGACTTCAAGGTTGAGTGGTTGAAGAACGGTAAGCGCGGTGAGAGGTTTGTTCAAGGTCGTCAGAACGCTCTTATTGAATGCGACCATATACTTGAGTTCGGTGAATGTAAAGACCCCACAGTGGTCATTGCAGTCTCTCAGGCGAAGCGTTTGATCAACGGATACCTTAATGGAACTTGGATTTTTCCCGAGTCTAAGGATAAAATTCGTTTTGTATCAAGGGATTGCGCCTAGTTTACTTTCCGTAAGAAATCAAGTAGAATAGATCTTATGATTAATTTAGTTATTAGTGGAAGGTTTCCGCAAAAAGAGCGGTTTCACCAATTCGGTTGCGATGTTATAAATCATTTCTTTAAGCGCGATCGCAAAGATTTGATTGTAATCGGCGTCGAGATGAAACCTCGTTTGGATAATAATGATTCTGGATACTGTGTTGACTTTGGCACCTGTAACGTAGGTGCCTTTGGTGAAAAAAGCAGAGCTAGAATGATAGCAATTTCTCTCAGTCGTAATTATGACGATGGAGAGGAAAACTTCCCTTACGGTGTAAGGGATATCGCCAGCACGCTGGCACATGAACTGGTACACGCGAAACAGTACATTCGACGAGAACTTACTCAGAAGATTCTTAACAATGCGCTCGTAACGAGCACAGGAAAAGCGCGAACGCTGACTCAGTCAGTATATCGTAATTTTCCATGGGAAGAAGAAGCGTATGGTCTCGAAGAAGAACTGACTCAACTGTACTGGTAACTTTAATGATAATAGGAAATAAGTAATATGTCTCAAGCAACTCGCGTTCTTAACGCTCTCATGGAAGGTCAGCAATTGACTGCTAAGCAAATCACTGCTCGTTTTGGTGCTAAGAACCCTCGCGCTGTGATCCAAAATATTCGTTTTGATGGTTTCCCTGTATACCTGAACAAACGAACCAACGCCAAAGGTGTAACCAAAGGTTTCTACCGACTCGGCACCCCCACCAAATCTGTCGTCGCGGCAGGTTATAAAGCACTCGCTGCTGCTGTATAAAACATTGGGGGACTTAAAGTCCCCCTTTTTTTCTTTAAATATCAATAACTTAGGTATGGTTTTATTTCAGTAAATTTAGGGTATAATAGTTGTATAAACAAAAGAGGTGTCCTATGTCTACAAGAGCTACTTACCAATTTGATTCTCTCGACTTCGGTCGTCAAACTTTCTACATCCATCACGATGGGTATCTAGGTGGTGCTGCGAAGTATTTCCGCAAGGCGCTAGAATGCGATGTTCATCTCGGTCAATTGGCGGCGAGATTCTTTCGCGCCAATGATAAAGCATCGTTCACTTCTGCCGCCGAAGATCATGGCGACACCGAGTTTCATTATGTCGTTTCCGGTCAACAACTGGTTGCCTACCAAAGACGTCCGTTCGGCGCGAGCGATGAACAACAGTGGGTCGAGAAGTTTCGCGGTTCAGTGAAGGAATTTGTCCACTATTGGGATCCTACCGTTGAGGAGGTGGCGTAATTAATGTATGTTTGCATCTGCAATGCTATTACTGAAAAGATGCTTCAAGAAAATTCTTTCTTGATGGTTAAAGTCGGCAGCAGATGTGGCAAGTGTATTGAATCTGGTCGGGTGTTCGATGGTGAACGCATGACTCAACTGGGCAACACGCCATCGGAGGCGAAAACTGCTAAAAATTGCTATGACTCCGATGGCAACCTTTTAATCCTGTAAGGAAGATGAATATGATTAATGTAATACGTGGTATTGGTTGTTCAAATGATGCATCTTTTGAAGTAGTAGAAAAATTCGAGAACTTCAAAAATGCTTCGGTAAGGACACTCTATACTTTTGTGAAAGAGTATGCAATCGAGGTTGCCAAAGAACGTCAGGAAAGTACGATGGGACATGCTTTCCCTTTGGTTGAGATGGTTGAAGATTCGAATGGATTGCCAATTGCTCAGGTCTGGGAAAACCAGAAAATTAAAGAAAAAATATTCTGCGAAACGATATCACCATAAGGAAATAGCATGAAAATTCAATTCGAAAATATGTGGAAGTTGGGAGATGAGTTTTACCTCCTTCCAAGTTTATCTGTAGTTATTTCCGGTGGAAGATATTATTTCTATGCGATAGAGTTTTCTTTTCTGACTCATCGGTTCATGGTGTCAAAATCCCACATAGATTGATGCTAAATAATAAAGAATCCCATGGGAAAGTTATATGATTATCAGTCTAGAGTTCTTTATAGCATTTTTAATGCTGGTTGGATCATTTTTAATAGGGCATCGTTTCGGCGAGCACTCAGGGATTAGCAAAACCATCGATAAATTTGTATTGGCAAGATTAGTTGAAATCGATCCAGAAGATGCATTTTATGACGATGAATAATGCTCATTCTCCCTGTGTTGGTGTATGTGTCCTAGAACCTAAATGGGGTGCATATTGTATTGGTTGTTTTCGTATGACCATAGAAATTTCAAACTGGTCAGAATACAGTAATGAAGAAAAGAGTCAAATCAATAAAAGGATAGAGCAGTTAAGAAAAGAGGAACCAGAAGAATATCCTTATTATAAATAGAGTCATGGCATATGATTTCTTTCCAAAAACCGCAAAAGAACTTACAGCAAAAACCAAATCGCACCCTCCGCAGGTGCAAGGTGAGCTGTTCATTTTGTTGGATTATTTAAAGACAAAATTCCCCAAGCTTGAGACGCCGATCAATCTCGACTTATCTAAAAAATCTTCTGTGAATATTTCTAGGTCAATACAAGAAGATATCTCCCTTGTTAAAATAAAAAACGAAGCAAAACTCACATCGTTGAGTATGAAATTCGGAAACGGTTCTTCAGGCAATCGCGGAGTAAACAATCGCGGCAATTTGTTCGAACCAGAGTTTGCTGATGCTCTGATGAAATGGTGGAGCGGGGAAACTATATCAGATGCCGCTATGGCAGCGGCAATCCTAGATCTTGATAAAACTTATAAACTCAAAAAAAGCAAAACATTCAAAGTCGATGTCGTCGGCGGCGAGAACACTAAACGTCCCCTCTTGTACGACAATAAACTTCGATTATCAAACCCCAAGGGTGTGGGTTACAACATTGGTGAATCTGTGACAGACCTGACCGTTCACACAGACACACAAGAAATATACCTCTCTTTGAAACTAGGAACCACCACCACATTCTTTAATGTCGGTGTTCGTACCGTTATACCACCAGATGATATAAAGGCATATAACATACAAAATCCAGATGGAAAAAAATTACTAGAAGCGTTTGGTATTAATGAAAAATTGTTTTGTGATATTTTCAACGGTAGATTAAAAAAACCAGTGGTTGAAAATGTACGATTAACAAAATTAAATGAACTTATGAAAACAGGTATCGGCGAAGGATATCATATTATTCATAAATTAAGTGGCGGGATTAAATCCAAAAAAATGGATCGTTCTGCACTTGATAAAGCATCAAGGGTGAGTACCGCCACAATTTATTATGGCGGTAAAACGGGGATCGGGAAACGAGTTGATATTGAAATGGAATCACCCACCTATAAATTCAAACTCAACATAAGAGATACACAAGGAAAAGACGGATATCCCACACGACTTATGTGTGATTTTTCTTATAAATAGTATGAAATAAATTATTGAAGATATAAAACTCGATGTTAACATTCTCTGATACGTTATCCGAACAAAAAAACACTCACATGACACACATCGAGGACAAGGTTCTTTATGGCGGTGTAAAGGGTACTCGACAAGCAATCTTTGCTCTGAGAGACCTCAGAGACCTCCTCGGGGGATCTGGAGGTTCGGTTTCGGTTAAGTGGGACGGTGCTCCTGCGGTCTTTGCGGGGGAGGATCCGAGGGACGGAGAGTTCTTCGTAGCGAAGAAAAGCATCTTCAATAAGAATCCCAAGGTCTATAAAACGAACGCTGATATTGACGCTGATACGAAAGGCGACCTCAATAAGAAGTTAAAACTTGCACTCAAGCATCTACCCGCACTTGGCATCAAAGGCGTCATTCAGGGAGACTTTCTGTTCGATTCGTCTGAACTAAAGACTAAGACGATTGATGGGCAGAAGTATGTAACCTTCCACCCCAACACTATTGTTTATGCTGTTCCGGAATCACAAGCTGGACCTGTCAAGAAAGCAAAGATGGGCATCGTATGGCACACCACTTATACTGGAAGTTCGTTCGAAAACATGAGCGCTTCGTTTGGTGTTGATGTCTCAAAATTAAAAAAGAGTAATGCGGTGTGGTCACAAGATGCTTTTCTAAGGGACGTTACCTCAGCAACTATGACTAAAAAGGAAAC